CAACCATTTTTACACCCTGCTTTTTGGCAGCCTTTTTAGCGGCTGCGTATCCTGCTTTAGTGTAAGCAAATTCTTGTTTACCAACTTTAGGCATATTATGTTTCCTCTTTCAATGATTCAATTTTTATAACCATATCATATGGGATATGACAGATATCCCCAACTGTTTCTAAGTCAGGTAACTCAGAACTTATAATGGACCCTGCAATAGTAACATAATGGTCTAAACAGTTTTTCCATATGTGACCGTATGTAGTAACAATACATTCCTTAGGGTCGTATGCTGACACGGACTCCCAAGGGTTTTCCCCACCGAAAGCGTCACGCCATTTAACTTTAACTGGTTGCCATTCCTCTAAAGAGGCTAGTTTGTATCGTATGTTTTCCATTACTGTTGTTTCATCTGTTCCGTGTCTTTGTGAACTTTGAATATCATTGCCATCGCCACCGAAATAAGGATGCCCGTAACTAGGAAACCTAGCAGAAAAAAACCCAACGTTTTCACCAACCACACTACTTGTCCTCGCTACGTATCCAAATGGAATGTGCTGCTTACAGGCAGCACATTAACTGTACTATTATACTAGTATACATATCCGAACTCACTTTGGTTCGTTCGGACAGTTTTTCTCTTACCCCCCCTATATCCCCCCCACCTGTTCCTTTTACTTGCACACTACAACTATCTACGGAACAACTCACCCACTAGTGATGAACGAACACGCAATCCTAGACCCACAACAAGAAAAATATCTCAACTGGCTACTAGTGCCTGCCCCAAATCGTACACCCCGAACCCAAGAACAATACGCCAAACAAGAAGGCGTAGACCCAGCCACCGTACGACGCTGGCAAAAGAAACCCTTATTCAAAGAAGAATGGGAAAAACGAGTCAAAGAACTACAAGGGTCCCCCGAACGCACCCAAAAACTATTAGACAACCTATACGAACGGTCCCTAGCAGGGGACAACAAAGCAGCACAACTGTATTTGCAAGCAACAAACCGTCTAGCCCCAACCCAAGTCCAAGTAGAACACACACAAAAACTCACAGACATCTCCGACGAAGAACTAGATGCTCTAATTGGGTCTTTTGCTGCTACCGAAAAGCATCACCGACAAGAAGCAGGTAATGCTAAACCTAGTTGAATGCCCTAAGTGCGGTAGTGAATACCCTGCTTTGGCTTCAAAATGGGAATGCCCATACTGTCATGAGGACGAACTGTCATCCAAGGAGAGGAAGTTTTATAATGAAGATTAAAACAATCATAATTCTAGGGTTTTTCCTGGCTGCATGCAGCGACTCCTATAGATATCCTTGTCAAGACCCTGCCAAAGCGTACACTCCCGAATGTTCGTGTACACCTAGGACCAAGAACAAGGCTCTTAGTGCAGTTCAGATTCCCACAACTGACGGTGTGCGTGGGATTAACTGCTAATGGCTCGTAAAGAACGGTTGACAGAAGAACAACTGAACGCTAGGTTGCGTTTTGTTATTGGTGTGGTGCTGGCTGCAGTGTTGGCTGGGACAATGGGTTCTGTTTTGTATTCTTTGATTTATGTGACGCAACCTATGGAACAGTCACCTAACGATAAAGCGTTTTTTGATTTAATTACACCTATTGCAACGTTTCTTGTCGGCACTCTCAGTGGTGTTATGGTGTCGTCGGCTGGACGAAAGGACAAAAATGACAAACCTTCAGCCAACTAACGACGCAATGTACTATGAACTATCACAAATCTATGGTCCCTATAAAACTTTGGGCGACTTATTAAACATGTATTTCCAACAATACGACAAAGTTTACCGTGCCAGCAAACAATACGAATGGTACGATGCCACCGATGCCACAGGTACAACTGTTGGTGACATTGCTAACAGTTTTTGGAACGATGCTGATTATATTTACAGCAACATTAACCTAGAAGATGGAACAGATTTCTTAATGGAGGACGGTTCTTTTGTAGCCCTAGAGGTTGGAAATCTATAATGCCAGTTAGCCCCAGTGACAAACGAATAACAGAACTACCATTAGTCACAACTGTTAACGCTGCCGACCTTTTTCTTTCCGTAACAGATGTTTCCACTTCACCTGTCAACAAACGTATAACAGCATCAAACCTTGCAGCATTTTTTGCTAGTGCAGTTTCTGTCTACGCTACGGTTACAGGTGCAGCAGGTTCATCAGCCAGCGTCACAGTTGATTCCAATGCTGCTTTTACTTTTACCATCCCTAGAGGTGATACTGGTGTCGCTGGTCCTACTGGCGCACAGGGACCTACGGGCGCTACTGGTCCTACGGGAGCCGTTGGTCCTACGGGACCTACTGGTTTAACTGGCAACACGGGTCCTGCTGGACCAACTGGTCCAACTGGACCTACTGGACCTATCGGACCTGACGGTCCTCAGGGTCCCCAAGGTATCACGGGTGCTACAGGGGCTACGGGTGCCACTGGAGCAACTGGTCCAATAGGTTTAACTGGTCCACAAGGACCAGCAGGTCCACAAGGCATACAAGGCGATGTAGGCGCTACTGGTGCAACTGGACCTGCAGGTCCAGTTGTTCCCATAAATGATTTAACAGATGTTACTATTACTAGTCCATTGGCAGGTCAGGCTTTAGTGTATGATGCAGGGACAAGCCAATGGGTTAACACGACTGCTAGTACAGACCCGATGAACGACAACAAATTTACTGCTTTAATTACAATGGATGTAGGTGTATAATGGCTACAGGCGATAGAAAAGAAACACGGCTTATAGGTCCGTCAGTATTATCTAACAGTGAAACTGGTTTAGGTTCTGCTGTAGTTGCTGCTAGTCGTGAACATATTATTAAACAAGTTATTTTGTGCAACACGTCAGGCACTGACCGTTTAGTATATCTAGGTATTGGCAGTGGTGCTTCTAGTAGATTTCTTTCAGCGTTGCCTATCGCAGCGTTTGACACGGTTGTGTTGGATACTGCTTTGGTGTTGGTTGCTGGTGAACGTTTGTTTGGTTATGCTGATTTGGCTAGTGCTGTGAACATTATTGTTACGGGTTGGATTAAGGAAGTTTAGTGGGTATTTCTGCGGCTCAGGGTATAGGTTCAGTTAAGGCTGGTGTTTGTACTTTTTCTACCCGACCATCTAACCCGTATGAGGGTCAAATGATTTATGAGACTGACACTGACAATGTGTTGGTGTGGAACGGCACAGCATGGATTGCATTTGGAAGTGCAGCAACCACAGCAAATGGTGAGGGTGGACACAGCAACATTTATTCAAACTCATTATCAACATCTACCGCTACTATTGTTTCTGCTGTTCGCCGTGTTCAAGGTGTGACTTATGTGTTTACAAACTTAACATTTAACATGCCGACAAACGCAAACACTGACACTAGTGATTGGACTAGTGGAACTAAATGGTCGTATATTTATATACGACCTACTGACAACAAATTTTATATATCTAACACTGCTCCAGCAGCAGGTTTAAACTATAAAACTATTGGTGGTTCTTTGGTTGTTTATTTGTTTTCTGCTTACACAACACCAACGACAATAACTAGTTTTAATTTAACTAATGATACATATTCTTTACAGGGTTCAGGTGTTTTTTCAACTTATGACATGAGAGAAATTGGTTTAAGTCTTTCATACGCCTACGGCACTAACCAAACATTTACGGTTAACCTTTCTTCTTTAATACCTACTACTGCTGGAAATGTTTACACTGCTTTTAGACGCAGCATGATGACTAGAAATGATGCTGGTGGAACAAACAATTTTAGTTCCTATATAGAAATACAAAACAAAAGCGGTTCTTGGATTTTAGTTGGTCAACATTTTGACTGGATACATACTAAAACACCAACTGCTGCTGGTGGTTATTTTATTCGTAACCATACACTTCCATTTGAACTCACTCTTAGTACAAATGTTTTTAACTTTGCACAATGTAGATACACGTGGGCTGGAGATTTAAACGACACCAGTGCTTACAATGGTATGGGTTGGTGGATGAAAGGTTTTGATGATGTCAACATTTTCTGAAATTATTTATTATATAGACGAAAAAGGTTTTGTAATAAAGCACCATAAAGATATGGTTCCTTTTTGTTGGGTTTATATTGAACCCAGTAATCCTGAATATACTGAATATCAGGTATGGCTTGATGCTGGTAACTCCCCGATTCCAATTATCGGAACCCCAAAAGAAACGGAATCATAATGGGTATCAGTAACACTATCCCCCCCTCTAGGTTGATTCAACCTGGTGTTTGCACATCTAGCACTAGACCTACTTCTCCTTTTGAGGGGCAGGCTATTTATGAAACCGACACGGACCTTATGCTTATTTGGAACGGTACAGCATGGGTTGAAGTAGTATCAATGCTTACCAAAGCCCCACGAGGCATCGTTCAACTTGTGCAAAGTACAGGAACAACTACAGCGACAACAACCGAGGCAGTTACTTTAACTCTCCCAAGTTTTACAGCAGTTGCCAACAGGTACTATCGCATTACATATTTTGAACCATATTTAGAAACTCTTGCGGCTAACGTAGAAGTAAACGTCAGAATAAGAATGACTAACCTTGCTGGTGCAGTTATTGCTAGAGGTGTGACTTTTGTAGACGTGATAAACAGAGAAAACCAAGCACAAGCCTTAGTTGTAAAAACTTTGAGTGCTGGGTCAACTGTTTTAGTTGCAACAATTCAGACCGTAGGTGGTAATTCTTTTGCATACGGAGACGCTACATACCCACGCCAGTTGTGGGTTGAAGATATTGGGGCTGCATAATGGCTATTAACTCTTTGTCTACAGGTTTTAGACCAGGTGTCTGCACATCTAGTACACGCCCCACAACCCCATACGACGGGCAACAAATCTATGAGACAGATACAGACAAACTGTTGGTGTGGAACGGTTCAGCATGGATTACTGTTTCGCCTGTATCAGTACCACAAATAACTGTTTATACAAGTGGTAGCGGTACATACACAACACCAGCAAATTGCAGATATTTGAAAATACAAATCGTTGGTGGCGGCGGTGGCGGTGCTGGTTCGGGTGGTGGTTCAGGTGCAGGTAACGCTGGGAACGGTGGTACTGGTGGAACATCAACTTTTGGTACATCGCTAATTTCTTCTACTGGCGGTGGTGGAGGAATTTCTTCAGGACAGGGCGGCGGTAGTGGCGGTAGCGGAACTGTCAGTTCTCCTGCTAGTGGTTTTGTTTTTGGCGGTGGTGCTGGTATCAATACGGCTCAATACAATACCGCTAGGCAAGTTTATACTGGAGGGTCAGCAGGTCCCCCAACACCGTTAGGTTCTTTTGGTGCAGGTGGGTACAACGCAGGTAATGGTGGAACAGCAGTTTGCATGGGTGGAACTGGTGGGGCAGCAGGGTATGTTGAAGCAATTATTTCATCTCCATCTGCTACATATTCTTACGCTGTTGGTGCTGGTGGTGCAGGTGGTACTGCTGGCACAAGCGGTAATGCTGGGGCTGCTGGCAGTTCAGGTGCTATTTATATAACGGCGTATTTCTGACCTGCATGATTAGTGTCATCACTTAAAGAGGATGATAGGATGGTCTAATGAAAAAACTGACAGTAACTTTTATTTGTATTGCCATGTTTCTTGTCCCTGCTAATATGGTGTCGGCAAAGAAGCATAAACTTCTTTGCCCTAACATGGCTAAGATTACTAATACTATTGCCAAAGAAATTGGGCAGAGACAACGTATTGATTACATTATGTGGCGTGAATCACGCTGCAACACTAAGGCTATTAACGAGGACGACCCGTACGGTGGGTCGTTGGGTTTATTCCAAATCAACCAGTACTGGTGTAAACGTTCTAAATCAACTGGTGAAGGTTTCCTGAAAGTACGTGATGTTGTAAACAAGTGTACTGATTTGTATAAACCTAAAGTGCAGGCGCAGGCTTTCTTAGAAATCTATAATTATGTTGATGACCGTTGGGATAACGGTTGGATTCCTTGGGGGTCACCTTGGAGTTAGGGCAATTACTTCAGGAAAAAGAATGGCGTTTATGTGTCGGTCCTGATAACGCTACGATTCAACAGCAAGTTGAAGCGTTCAGTCATTTCTGCGAAAACTATTGGTTTATTAAACATCCTGAACGTGGACGTATAAAGTTTGAGTTACGTGACGCACAGTTAGAAACCATTGAAACATGGATGACCGAACGATACAGCGTCGTTCTAAAGGCACGTCAGATTGGGTTTTCTACTTTGGCTGCAGCGTATTCTTTTTGGTTAACATATTTCCGTCCCGATAGGTTTGTGATTATGTTGTCACGTACCGAACGTGAAGCAATGAAACTGTTGGCTAAGTCTAAGTATGGTTACAAGTTTCTTCCACCTTGGATGCGTGAACGTGGACCTAGAATGATTACTGACCACCAGTTGAAAATGATTTTCTCCAACGAGTCTGCTATAGAATCATTGCCGTCAGGTTCTGACCCTGCTCGTGGTGAATCCGTGTACTTAGTTATTGTGGACGAATGGGCTTTCTTGCCCAACCCTGAAGAAGCATGGGCTTCTATTGAACCTGTTGCTGACGTTGGTGGACGTGTAATTGGTTTGTCCACCGCTAATGGTTCAGGTAACTTTTTTCATAATCTTTGGGTTGGTTCACAAACTGGTAGCAACCAGTTTGTTGGAATCTTCTTCCCTTGGAACTCTGACGGTGAACGTGGCGACGACTGGTACGAAGCAAAATCCAAGAACATGCAACCTTGGCAGTTGCATCAGGAGTATCCACGTTTCCCTGAGGAAGCGTTCATTAAGTCAGGTAACCCTGTTTTTGATATTGACATGCTGGACAGTATGAGTACGGTTGAGGCTATGGCGACATACATTTTTATGTCGCCTGATGGTATTGAAATTGAATATGGTGAGGATGGTCCGTTTCATGTTTGGTATGAACCTGAACCTGATGGGGTTTATGTCGTGGGTGCAGACGTTGCGGAAGGTTTGTCGTATGGTGACTACAGTTCTGCTCACGTCATTGACGCTAGGGATGGCATTGTTGTTGCTCATTGGCATGGTCATATTGAACCCGATATGTTCGGTGAAACACTTTCGCATATTGGTGAATGGTATAACAAAGCGTTAATCGGAGTGGAAAATAACAATCACG